ACTGTGTATTTTCTAGTTTGTCTATTCTTTCAGAATGTCTTTGCAGCCTTTCATCGTGTCTCTTTAGTGTGTCTTTTAACCATTCATCATTCATGCAAAATTCCTTTCTGTAAATAAAAAAGGACTGTACCGCTACAGTCCTTTTAAAAATAGATTTAGTTTTTTTTAATTATATATTGTTTTTATTTTTTGTATTCTCACATTTTACATCTTTTTCACCCCCTTGCAGTTATTATACTATAAAATGATTTAAATACCATTCTTCCTACATAGGAAAAATGGTACGCAATATTTTTAAATTGCGTACTAAGATAACCTTTTTTTCTTATAATTTATAGCAACATTTAAATAATCAAGCGTTGTATCTATACACGCATATTCTTCATAATCGTAATTTATTTTATTTTTCACTTTTTCAATTATCTCATATGCTTTTCTTAATTCTTCTCTTTTATCTTCTTCTAATAGAATATACTCTTCATTCATAACTAAACCTCCTTATTAAAAAAGACTAGAAATTAATCTAGTCTATATTGCAACTTTTCTATTGTTTATTTTTTCTTTTATCAAATTCAATATTTTATTTAATAGTATTGATATTGGAGTCATTACTATAAAAGACCATATTAAAATTAACACAGTATATTTTGGATAATAAATTATATTTTGAAAATATTTATATGTAAAGTAGAAATGTATTAACCATATGTTAGTAGAATGTTCTCCTAAATATATAAATATTTTTTTTAATTTATTATTAAATACAATATTAGTTAATGCCACTATTGTTATTGGAGCATAGATAGAATCTAATATTTCTTTATATGGTAATTTTATCCTTAAAACTACACATATTAAAAAGCATATTAAATAAAATATATTATTATTCAAATGAAATTGACTTAGTTTTTCTTTAATAATTTCATATAATTTAAATCTTGCACAACTTATCCCTATAATAAAATGTATAGACCAAAGTATTATCGTATTTAATTCATTTAATAAACCTATATTTCCTACTATTATAATATCTTTATAATTTAAATTATATTGTATTTTATTTAATATAATGTTCCCTACTGCAAGACATAACACAATAACAATATTTTTTATTATATTTTTATCTAATATTTTGACTAAAATAGGAAATAATAATACTAATATAAAATATAATCTAATAAACCATGCAAAGCTATTATAATAAAAATCTAGGCAAAGGAAATTAACTAATAATCTTGATATTGTAGCATTTTCTTTATATACACCTAAAATATAGCCTATTGGTATAAAAATTATTAAAATTAGCAAATAATTTAAATATAGATTTTTAATTCTGATTAATGAATCTCTTATAGTAAACTCTTTTCTTGATAGATATGTTTTATACAATCCATATCCACTTAAAAATAAATACATAGCTACACATACTTTTCCAAAGCTAGAGAGCAAAACATCTATTGATAAATTTTTAATATTAATCATTGTAATATATGTATTATTGGTTCCCTCTAACCATTCATCGTGAGCAAATAAATGTAAAGCTACCATAAAAATAATTGCAAACCCTTTTGCTATTTTAGTATGTTCTTTTGTAAATTCATTACTCATATATACACCCCCTTTTATCATTATAATAAAAGTGAGTATATTTTTCTACAATTAAATTATCTAGCCCATACTTCTAATATTGAATCCTTTGAAAATAAACCTGTTGTAGACATATCAAAGCCTATTGTAATTCTATCTACACATGAATTAGGCAATATCTTGAAATTGGCTATTGAACCACTTCTTGATATATGCGGAGAGTTTCTCACAGCAGGACTAGCTAATCCCGCTACATTAAAGTCATTAAAAACAGGTTTTTTCGTTCCTCTGTTTTGGTAACCTAAATTTATTGCCAAAACCATTCCATTAATAACTTTAAAATACACATAAGTTCTATAAAACTCATAATTTTTCATAGCAGATAAACCACATGCTGAAGAATATGCGTTATAACTATTTACCCAATCATAAAATCCTATTCCATATTCTAAATTTGTTGCAGTTTCAGTTGGTTGAGCAACGGTAGCACATATAATCCCTTCTTTCAACTGCAACAAATTTCCATCTTTATCTTGTGCTACTGAAAAAGAATAGCAATCCTCTTCGAAAGTTGTTTCAATAACCTTTTTAAATTCTCCTTCACTTGTACTTCCAGATGCTGTTGAAGGTGCAGTATATAATAATCCATCTTCGTTAACTCCTACTGCTTGTGTCATAACATCAGTTTTAGCAATAGGTTTTACTCCTCCAAGAGTTTCAGAGTTAGCAATAGGTAATTTATATTCATTAACTTCTTTTATTATTTCGATTTCATCTGCAACAGTACTATCAAATTCACAACCTATAGCTATTTTCTTTCCAAAACTTGCAGGTGTAGTCATAGCACATATTCCTTTAAATTTTGTGTTTTTAGCATAAAAATCAACTGCATAATTTAAAGAGCTTGTAGTTCCATATATTTCTGAATCTAATATATTTATCCCGTTACATCTATATAATAATCCATGTAAATTACCAAATATTAAGCAATTATCTATTGTTATATTATGGATATACCAATCCTCTATATCTATTCCAAATTGGGTACCATCATAAAATGCAACCATATTCCCGAATTTGCAACCATTGTAGTAAATTCTACAATTTTTAACTATAGCACCACTTGGCAGATTAGACATTCCACCTCTCGTATTTAAATAAGATTCACACCCCTCTATAATAGTATTACAATATGTTCCATACCCTAACGCTATCCCTATATTGGCTGTAGCAGTTGTTTCATGTGGTGCCGAACTTGTAACTTCTAAATAGTAACGATATGTATTTTTAAAGAAATAAAAAGGTTCACCTTGATTAACTCTAACTGTACCTATATAATTTTCTTCTTTATCAAAACAATGAAATTTTAAAGGTGCAGTAGTCCATATGAAATATAATGAACCTCTACATTGAAAAGGCTTCGTTAAATCAAAATTTCCAACTGTATGATAAGATGTAGTATAAGATGTGGTAGATTCTACCCATTCTGAACCATTCCATGTTATAGCAGTTGCAACTGCATCACTTTCGAACCATGTTGCTACCTGTTCCATCATAATACCTGCACCAATTCCATCACCACTAAAATGATGTGTCTTACAATTTTTTATTTTGTTTCCGTTAGACCATTTAGTTAATTGTATACCATAGGAACTTTCTCTATATTTTGCATTTTCAGTAGTTCTATATGCTCTTTCTCCTACAAATTCAATCCCTTCTACATCTGAATCAGTTCTTAATATAACCCCACACATAGCATGAGCTAATGAAACATCTCCTGTATAATAAGGATTTAAACCTGTATCTAATTCATCATATATTACATATAATTTAGAACCATAACCTTTTAAATCTACACCTACTGATGTTAATATTGAATTTACTGTTTCATGATTATTTGTAGCGTAACATAGAGGATAATTACCAGGTGGAATAATTAATTCTTGTATATTATTAGTTTTAGCATCGTCTATAGCTCGTTGCAAACCTAATCCATTTTGGTATGCTACTTTATAATTTTCAGTAGTAAATGGGTATTCATAATCGGCTTGTGTTATATTGTATTTTTCTAAATCAACTACATTTGTACTATTTTTTAAGTTCGCAATATCTTTACATTGCGAACTAACATCGCTTATACCTTCTTCCATTCTGTTTAACTCTGCTGTTGTAATTTTTTCTTTTGGCACCCATGTTTTTTTAGCAAAAGTTCCGTCTGCATTTGTAGAAGCTACAGGCTCTGCATAAGTAACAATAGCATAATCCGTTAGAGCCTGGTCTACTTCATTTGTTGTGTTAGTTGCTACCAATTCGGAAATGGGAGTTGTGCATGGTCTTTCTAGTACATGGAATTGTCCTATTACTTTTGGAATTGTTACTGCCCCGTCAGTATCATCGAACAAATCAAATACCAAATCAAAATCTCCGACTTCTACTTCTTCATCGATTAGATCTTCTGTTACCTTAAGGTGTATTTTCCCATTTTCAACTTTTGCAATTGCACTTGCTACTTCTACATTATTCGGTTTTATAACCGTTACAGCTGCGTTTATTGCGTTTGTTTTTTCTATTAAATCTGTACTTCCTTTAAAATTAAAAGAAGCATTTTTTACAGCAAAATAATAATGTACATTCTTATTTCCCCTAAATAAATATATGTCTTTATCTAATTTTGCCGTGTTACCTGTAACCGTTACTGTGTAATCATATTTAATCAAATCAACATCCCCTTTCTATTTACTATTTAGCTTATCTTCTAATTCCTCAACCTTCTCCATTGTCTTTTTTAATGCTCCTATTAATACATTGACCAATTGGGTTTCTTCTATTGCTAACGTTGCTTGTGTTTTATATGCTTCTTCTGAATTAGTTATTAACTGTCCAATTTTATTATCAGTACCATCTGAATTTACAAGCATATCCTGAGCTATAGCTGATATTCTCTTTTCACTTTCTCCTATATAATTATAAGTTGCTAAGGCATAATCGTTTTTTATAAAATTATACAAATCATCATAGTTAATTGAGCTTTCTTTATTTAAGTAATTAATATTTTCTTTTAGTGATCTATCTGAACTTGTTTTTACACCATTAGTTGCATATACAACATTCCAAAATCCACTTGTAGAACCTAATCTTATACCCCCACTTGAGCTTGTAGGATTATAACAAGGCATGAAATAGGTATATTCATTATTTGCATCTCTTGTCAATTTAACCATTCTTGTTGAGTTATCATTTGGTGGCGTATATCCTTGTATCCCAAAATAAAGACTGTTGTTACTTGTAATAAGTCCTGGCGATTGTAAATATTCTGTCGCAGTTACTTTGCCAGGAGTTAATTGAGCATAACTTCCATCATTAGATTCTCCATATACTTGGATTGTTTTAGAACTATAAACACTACCATCTGAATAAATTCTAAATAAATATCCATCAGTTGCACCTTCTTTAGGTGCAGTGAAAAATCTAGCGCCTTTTATAGTTTTACCTGTTAAATCATCGAAAGTTATATTAGATGCATTTAAACTATTGGTTTTTATATATTCTCCGTTTAAATAAACTTTTCCATTTTGTAAATATATACCTTGTACTTGTCCGTTGTTTGTAAGAGCATTAAATATTGCTTGTTGTGTGTTATCAACTTTATTATCTACAAGATTTGCCATACCTTCCCAGGAAGTATCTACATAAGGTGTGGTTTCTGTTGCTGTACCATCACTATAATAGATTATAGATTTAGTCCATATGTAATAGCCTCTTTCCCATTCTGGATAGTTTGTATACCAAGTTGTTGGAGGGTCTATTTTAGATGTACTTTTGCCATATCTGTTACTTACTCTAGTAATAGACACACCTTGGTCGCCTTTACCACCTGGAGTACCTTGCTCACCTTTTGGTCCTGTTATACAAACTGGTTCTGATTCGCTTGTTGTATTATTAGAATATGTAGTTACTGTTTTTTGCCATATATATTTCCCACTTACCCAAGTAGGTTTTGTTGTGGACCAACTACCTCCTAATAACTGAGTAGGTGAAGTAGAAATATAGTAAGATATAGATACTCTCTTCATTGTAATTCCTGTAACTTCTACTACATGAGAATTTACATAGTCATCTATAGTCTTACCTTCTAAGCTAAAGTCTGTTGCATTAATTGTTACATTCCCATTTGAATCTATATAGAAAGTAGTATTTCCTTTTGAATCTATTACTTTTAAATTTTTAGCATTAATATATTGACCGTTAAAATAAAGTTTTCCATCTTGCATATATAACCCTTGTATTGTTCCATTTTTAGTAAGAGCATTAAATACTGCTTCAGAATCTGAACTGCTTAATTTATCGTCAATATTACTATTTATTTTATCATTTATTAAATTGTTTATATTTCCTCTTTTTGTATAATAATTTTCAAAATAATTTTTCAAAGTATCTTGATGCACATTTGTTGTAATTTCAATGTCGTTTATTTTGCAATCTACAGTTAAGTAATTATATAAAGCATTATATGCAGTTTGAAAATCATTGTAAGCTATATTGTACTTTAAGGCATTTGCTGTGATTTCAGCATATTCTTCTACTATATCATCTAAAATTATTTGTAATTGCCTTTTTTCAGAAGGTATTAATGTACCATCTTCAAGTATTTTATCTATTCTTTCTTTCTGTTCAGTTATATCAGTAGTTACATCGTTAATATAAGAATTAATAGTTTTGCCTTCTAGACTAAATTCTGTTGCTCGAATATTTACATTACCTGCACTATCTATTGAAAAAGTAACGTTTCCGTTTCCATCTGTCACTGTTAATTGTCTTGCATCTATGAAAGTACCTTTAAGTTTCCCAGCATTGATTACATCAGCATTAAGTGATCCAATCAAAGCACTTTCTATCGCAGCTTCTTGAAAATATTCTGCAGCATCACTTATTTTGGTAGTTGTTGCACTAACTTCTTCTGAAAAATCCGTAGCATTTCCATAAGTATTAATCGCTCTTACTCTATAGTACCAAGTCTGTGAGCATTCTACCTCATGGAGAAAAGCACTTCCTTTCCCTTCATAAATCAAGTCAAATGCATTAGGGCTAAATCCTTGTTCTTGACTAGCATAAACTTGATAAGAATAATAAGGCTTATTATCAAAAGTCCAACTAAGAGAAACTGTCTTAAATCCGGCTCTATCTATAGTAACAATTGGTACTGCTGGTAATGTATTAGGATAATCTTTTTTATTTGTTTTATCTACAATGTCTTTTACTTCATCTTTTGTTACTGTGTCAGTATTATTTTTATTTATGATTGAGCCTAGTGTTGTCTTTGGATCACCTAATTCTATAGATATATATTTGTCTGCTAATACGTTATAAGTTGTTTTTATAACTCTAGCTTGGTCTCTTATTCCATATTTGCTGTTAGCTATATATACACTATCATCCATGCCTATATATTCTAGTTCAGCTAATCCATCTTCCTTGTATTCTTCCGTTTGGCTAAGCGGTTGAAATTCTATTTTATAAGTCATTTTAGGAAGGTCGCAGCTATTATCGTTGAAATATTTTTCAGCTAGATTTTTTAATTTTTCTTTTGTTGGAGCTTCATCTTCGTCAAATTTGTCTGAAAAATCCATCCATTGACTTTTTACTATATCACCTTCTACATATCTTGGCGATTTTACTCCTGTTTCATCAATATATAGAGTTTTTTCAACTTCATCTTCTGTATAAGTAGCATAAGGTTTTATAATATTGATTATTTCTGAATAATCTTCTTCTAACGTAAAGCCTGTGATGTTCTTCTTATAAGCTATAAGAGTGTTATCATCCTTACCTCTTCTAGTAAGTACGGATATTGTAAAGTTATCTCTAAGAAGCTTAGGACCATTACCGAATGTATCTATAAGAGAACCTCTTGCCCCAGCTATAGCACTCAAACAATCTGTTTTTCTATCCATGCTGTAGTTACCAAGCATCTCTATATTACTTTCAATAGAAAATCTACTGTCAGCATCAGATTTTTGAAGCATATGTTTACCAGCATTTTCACACTTTATATTTTCTTCAGCTACATCCTCATTTAAAGAGTTTTTAGCTAAATCAAATGAAATATGTTTTGCATATACAGTCACTTGGCCATTTAGAGGTTTTGATATTGTATCTATTCTAAAAAGCTGCCCTTTTAAGTTATCCGATGCATCAGCTTTTATAAGGTTATCTTGTTTTAATGCATAAAAAAAAGAGCCATCAGAAGGATATACGAGTGTCAACTCAAAATCTCCATTAGACTCTTCTTCAACTTGGCAAGATATAGCATCTACCAATAAACCTAATCCATTGCTTTCATACGTTGTAAAACTGTTATCATAAATTCTTGGTATCACTATATCACCGCCATTCTATAATTTATTATTATTTTAGTAAAACTAGCGCCTGTTCCTATAGTCCAAGTTATATTGTTATTACCTTCTTCTAAAACAGGAAAATCACTATACATTTTCTGATTTGCATTTACTATTTTTCCAAGCGAATTAACAGTAGTTGCATTCATTTTTTCACAATCAAGTTGTATATGTCCTTCTAAGGCTTTTAAAACAACTTCTTGATTATTTATATTGATAGTTATGTCTCCTGTTGCATACACATCAATAACAGGCTTGGTTTTATATTCATCATTTTTTATTACAGTATTTTTAGTAGTTATCTCTACTGTTTTATTACTATTAGAGAATCTATAAGGCTTGCATCTGAATTGTGCCTGGAACAATCCAAAGTTTTCAATTGCTTCTTCTATGTCAACATCAGAATTATAAGTCCCTAATAGATAAAAACCCATGTCCTCACTTAATTGTATCTTTCTATTTGCTCCGTTAAGAAGGAATTTCTTTGCCCTTCTTGCTAATGCTGGAGTAGTTTCAACTTTGCTATTATTATTTACAAGCACACAACCAAGTGTTAATACAAAATCTTCATATCCATTGTCTATTGTTAGTGCTCCGTCTCTTCCTTCTATTTCAACAAACTCTAATTTTTTAGAAGGCGCAGAAAGGATATTACTTTCATACACCTTTATTCCATAATCTGTACTCGGTTTATCGTCTAAATATAAAACTATCGGGTCTTTATATTCTGTAAATTCCATTTCTACACCTCCTTATACTGTTAATACTTTTTTTCTTTTTAGATAGAATGCTAGGTCATTTGCTAGAGTTTCTATATCTATTTTATCATTTATACAAGGATTATTTATATTTATATTTATAGCATTACTTGTATTATTTTGTGTTGTTTGAGTTACAGCACCAATATTACCAGTTAATCCTTTAGCAGTACCTATTAAATCCATTGTAGTTGCATTGTTATTCATAACACCAACTACACTATTAGCTAGATTTTTAGCTTTTCCAAGCAAACTATTTTCCTCTTGATCTATCCCGACACCAATACCTTCTACTATACCAACACCGATTATATCTCGCATAATTTTACTTGGTGAATTAATCTTAAATCCAGCCTTGAATCCTTTTACTACTCCACTGGCAAAATTAGATATTTGAGTTCTAAGCCAACTTCCAGCTCCAGATATACCTCTCCATATACCTTGTACTATTTGTTTGCCTATACTTGCCATTTTGCCAGGGATAGAATTAACTCCGTTTATTATTTTATTTTTAAAATCATTAGCTGCTTTTTGACCTTGCGCTCCAAATTGTGATGCAAAGCTAATTGCTTTTGATATACAGCTAGATAAAAATGACCATACTCGCCCTGGCAATGTTGATAATGCACTTCCTACTTTACTTACAAATTGACTTCCAGCTTGTTGTGCTTTCGCAATCATTTGCGATGCCCATTGAGTTGCTTTGCTGTAAGTATTGCTTAGGAAATTCCATACCTTTCCTGGTAATTGTTGAAACCAATTTATAGTATTACTTATAAATCGACTACCAGTTTCTTGCGCTTTTGATAACATATTACTACCCCATTGAGTTACTCTGCTATATGTATCTGTAAGCCATTTACCTATCTTGGAAGGCAATTGAGAGAACCAGTTTCCTATTGAGTTAATCCACATCGGTATATTTGTAGCAAAATAGTTATATGTATTAATTCCCCAGCTAGTTATGGCTCCTAATACAAACCCTAATGCATAGCCTACTTTTCCTGGTAAGCCACTTAACCACGTACCTATTGATGATATCAAATTGCTAATCCAACTTGATGCGCTACTATATACACTATTTGCCCATTGTGTTATAGAATTCCATAACTCTGTAGCTTTTTCTGTTACTGTTATCTTTATTTGTTCCCATAGTTCTGATATTTTACTTTGAATTTGAGGGACTATTTCCATAGCTTTATCTAATAAAAATTGGCCTAATTTACCTATCTCCTCCGCAATTACTTCTAAGATTCCAATAAATAGCTCTCCAATTGCTGCAACTATCTGTGGTAATGCTTGTATTATTGCCTGTCCTAATGCTATTACAAGTTGGATACCAGCTTCAATTATTAGCGGTAAATTCTCTAATATGCATCTAGCAATTTCAATAACTAATTTTACTGCAGCTTCTAATAATGTTGGTAGATTTTCTATCAATGCAACTGCTAAGGTTGTTATAATTTGTGCTGCTGCTTCAATTATTAGCGGTAGATTCTCTAATATGATATTCACTATAGAACTCAGAGTATTTGTTATTATATCAACTATAGCTGGTAGGTTTTGACTTATACCATTTACAAGCGCAGTTATGATGTATGCTCCCGCTTCTATTATTTTTGGTAGATTCTCAGCTATAATATTTATTACTGTAGATATAACGTTTACTATAGTTTCGATTAACACTGGTAATGCCTGTGCTATACCTTGCATAATCATTTCAAGTAATTTAAATCCAGCATCTAAAAATAGTGTTACATTGTTACTCCACATTTTTAACCATGCTTGAATTAATTGTCCTGCAGTTTCTATTAATTTTGGAGCTACTTTTAAAACTCCTGCTACTAAGTTTGATATCATTTCGCTTGCTTTTGCCTGTAAAGCTGGTAAACCTTGATTAATTCCTTGTGCAAGGTTACTAGCCATACTTTTACCGTTTTCTAGCCATTGAGGTAGTGATGATTTTACCTTATCTAATCCGCTTTTGAATGTATCCGCGAATTGATCTAAAACTCCTTTTATACCACCTTTTTTATATGCGTTCGGAATAGTTTCTGTAAAATACTTTTCAAGTGTTCCGAATACATCTGCAGCTTTTTCCTTAACCGATTGCCAAGCATTATTTACAGTAGTTCTAAATGTTTCATTAGTCTTATAAAGATGAATAAGTCCAGCGGTTACTGCGGCAATAGGTATGGCAAAAGCAAAAAATGTCGAGGTAGCAGTTCCTATCATTGCCACAACTCCGCCAATCATGGTCCAAGCACCATTGAGGGCAACCATCCAACCACTCCATAATCCTACGCCCATAGAAAGAGGTAATAATAATAATGTCATTGCGGGAGCTAACAATGCAACTACACTAGCTACTTTTGCAATTATTGGATGTGCTTCATTAAATTTTGCAATCCAGTCAGCTATTACTCCAACAACTTTCATCCCTACTTCTAAGACTTGCCCGGCAGTTTCTATTAAAGGCTCGAAAGCTTTTGCTAATTTGTTTTTTGTAGTATCCCATAGTTTTTGTAATCCTTCGTCCGCTTTCATAGCTGCACTAAATAACACTCCATAAGCAGCAATTGCGGCAGCTCCAACAATAGGAATTGCAAGTCCTAAGTTAGCAGTCCCAGTCGTTAAGTTTCTCATTATCAATCCGTATCTTACCATTGAGCCTTGTGCTGCTCTTACTGCAACTTTTTGAGCTGAATATTTTTTTATAACTCCTTCAACTCTACCACCTAATCTTCTATACCCACTTGATAGACGATTTAGCGGTGAAACTCCTAAGTCCATAGCTTCTGATAAAAGCCTAAATTGTCCTGGTGTAGATGGGGGTAATAACATCTCAGGTCTTATTCCATGGTCTTGTAAACCTTGCATACGTTGTGTTAATATTTGAGTTTGGTCTCCCATTAAGCTAGTCATTCTCGCGTTAAGTCTTATACTATTAGCTTGTGTCTGTAGCTGTCTCTCTGTAAGGCCTAATTGTCCTCTCATATAAATCTGTCTAAATGTATTGTCATCTAAACTTAGCGCGAACTCTGTCATTGCATTTCTCGCTTGCATAGCTTCTTGTGAATAGCTTCCGTAGTATCTTCTTGCATTTCTTACTTCACCTCTAAGCCTATACATTTCTTGATATGCTTCTCGTGTCGCTTGCGGTACTTCTCCGCCTAGCTCATATTCTAGTCTTTGCATTTGTCTTTCGAATCTTTGAGCTTCACGAGTTGTTCTACTAAATTCACTTCTAGTTCTAGATGCTGAACTTGTAATATCGTCAAAGGCATTACTTGTACTGCTAGTTACTTGTCTAACACTATCAAAAGCGCTTCTTGCCCTACTAGCTGAATCGCTTGTACTTCGTAATGCATCGCTTACTCCATTTGTAGCTTGTTGTGTATTTCTTAATGTATCACCCATAGAACTAGAACTATTTTCAAACTCTCGTAAACTTTCTCTAGCATCATCTAATGCATTATTCCAGTTTTGTATATCAAGATTTAAATAGCCTGTTGCAGTTCCTAAGTTTGTATCCGGCATTATTTAACCTCCTTTCTTTGTTTTTTCCATGCTTCTGATATAAATGTTTTTTTCTTTCCTGTTTCTTGGTCTATTAGATCTTCACTCCATCGTGGTTTTTTCTTTTCTTCAAGTTGGCATGATATATACATACAAGCTTCATCAAAGCAAAAAGCCACGTACTCATCTTTTATTCTTGCTATTTCACTTGGTAATCTTCTATATTTCTCCGACTGATTGATTATTCTCAATACGTTCTTGCTCTTTACGAAAGCTTTTTAGCCCGTCAATTCCAGCTTGAACATAAGTAAGAATTGTTGTTTTCATTTCTAGTGGTAGCGTTATACCTATTTCTTTTATTTCTTTATAGCTTGGATTTACTAATGTTTCTTCACATAAAAACTCTAATAGCTCTCCTAACTGTTTTAAAGCTGTAACATCTCCTTCTATAGTTGCTTTGTTTACAGTTTCAGTTTTCCCGTTAAATACTTCTGCTGCTTCTTGTAAAAGAGTATTAGGTATTTTACCTTCTGTTATAAAAGCTAGCATATCTGGTCTTTTTAGCTCAGCTATAAGTTCTGTTCCATCTTCAAACTTACCTAAACTTACTATCTGAGTTTGTTTTACTCTTTTTAATTTTTCTAAACTTGTTACTTGTAAATTTTCCATTATCTATTTCCTTTCATAATAAAAACCCCTCTAAAATTATTTAGAGAGGTCTATTTCATCTATAACATTATTTTCTTCTACAATCTTATTTTCTTCTATATCATTTGTTCATTCTGATACTGTATCATTTGGTAAAGCAGTTACTTTTTCTATTGTATAAGGTGCAGTTCCTTTCTCTGGTCTTGATTGAATAGTATATTCATTTGAATAATATTCACCATCTTTAAAACTTAAAGGCACTGATTTTCCTTTACAACTTGGGAATGTCACTTTTGAAAAGTTTCCAGTGTCTCCATCTGTTCCTACTTCTGCAGAATAAACTTCAACATCAAACGATGTTTTTGATGCATTTTGTCCTACTGGTGGCGCTGTATATTTTTTAAAAGTTTTTCCATCTGTATCGTATTCGATAGTACCTCCTTGAATAACTTTAAGAAGCTCAGGACACATTACATTGTCTTTGCAAGTTAAGTCATAACCAAGTACAGTATCTTTAGCTTCTCTATTTGCATATATTTCACCCTTTAGCTTAAGAGTTTGTTCTTCGCCTTCTGAAACCACTTCTTCTGTTGAAATTTCATCAGAAGTTTTGAAACTAAAAATATCAGTTTCAGTTACAACTCTAACCAATGATACATCTGATAGTGGCATTTGATTTATCTTTTTTACTGTAGCTGCCATATTTATCTACCTCCTTCTCTATATACATATCTGAAATACGAAAGTTTTGTATAATATGCTTTCATATCATTATCAATTTCTATTGCATACTTATCATAATTTTTTCTTAGTTTGCCGAATTTTTTTATTGTATTTTCAACTTGTTTTATATAATCCTCAACCTTTGAGTATTCATTAAAAGGATAAAATACCCATAACTCTATGCTTTCTTTTTTTAGATTCTTACTACTTGAAGTATCTTCTGTTCCAGCTTCATAAATCAATACAAATGGGTCTGTGCAAATTTTATCCTGTTGTCCAAGTGAGTACACTTTTAATCCGCCAGTTCTAAGAAATCTATATAAATCCTGAAACATTAACCTCACCTACCTTAGAAGTATACTTAGTCCAGACATAACCTGTGGACCTATTTCATTTATTGTTGGCATTATAATTGGATAAGGTCTTGTACCAGGGTGATTGACTTTTTTAACAGGATGACTAGCTCCTTGCCAATACAACCAAGGATTCCCTGTTATAACATGTGGTGATGTTCCTTTTTCTAGATATATCCCATAATTAACTCCGTGTGATAATGCAATACTTAATACATTCTCGTTTTTCCATTCCCATGATGCATTAAGTCTATTTCTAGCATCATGTGTCCTATCTGTCCAAGGTTTATTTACTCTTGCGTGATTTTGAAGTTTTGTAGCTGAGCTATTAGCATATATTTCAAGCGCTGCTTTTGTTCTATTTCTTTTTTGTTCTAACATATCCATTAACTCGTCAATATTCATGCTAAAATTACTCATCGTAGCTCACCTCTTGTAATCTCATATCCGCATAAATATCCATTTTATTTACATTTCCAATATCTTTAATTTGATATTTATAGCCATTTATATATATATAGTCATCTTTCTGTATAAGCTTCGCAGTCTCATCGTATACAACTAAAAAATATATACTTTTTTCTTTTATTACCTCTGCTTTATTTTGCAATGTTATACTTTGGCCATACTGATTATTTGATTCATGATATAAGCCTTCTATTTCACATACTAATTCAAGTAAGTCTGACTTTTCTCCAAAATCATTTGTGTAAGCTCGCTTAACCACTCCTAAAGAAGGGAGCTTTTTTATTGCTTTTTCAACTTTCGATTTGATTTTTTCTTTATTTATCATAAGATCTTACTTCCATTCGGTCTGTATTTTTTAGCAAGCCTTAACCAGTATTCTTTATTGTTCGGCAAGCTTAATCCCCCTGGTAAGGCAATACTATCATCTTCTGCTTTGGCTAGAAGGCATTCATAAGCAGTTTTATTTATGTCATAGTTATTTTTTTCTGCGTAAAATTGGAGTTGTTCATCGCTAAAAAAGGGAGAATCACTCTCCCTTAAAATTAGCTTTAGCATTTCTAAATCATCCATCTAAATCACGTCCTATTATTTTTTAAATTTAGCAAGTACTATTTTAGCATCGTTAGTTTTAGCTACTCCATAGTATTTAGCAGTTGTTAAATCATGTATTTGTTTTTTAGGGAACCATTCATGATCTAAAGAAGTATCTTTTTTAAGGAAGATTGTTATTGCTGGTAATTCATCTTCTGTATATTCTGTTTCAGGACTATCTGGCTCCATTTTTAATATTGGATTTAAATAGTATTGGTTAGCTGCTGCCACTGCATTAACTTTATCACCTACTTTTAAAGTAGAACCATCTAAAGTTTTCTTTTTATATTCCGCTAAGTTACTTGATGATATTTCAACTGTACCGCTATCATTTTTTTCTGCTTGAACTAACATAACTTTTTTAGATTTTTTAACCCAGCAACCAGCTATTTTACCTATAGCTCCGTTTACTGCTACTCCAGCAGTGAATTTATCAGCTGATAAAAAGTTAGAATCTTTTAATAGAGTTGCTTCTTGTTTTGGATGTATAAACATAACCTTTTCTATTCCATCTTCTTCATCTTCGAATTGTGTTACTGCATCAACTATACCACTGTAAGATATTACAGCTAATGTACCTCCAGCTACTCTATTAGTTCCAGTATAAGCAGCATCTAATACATCATTATCAACTTTTTGAGCTATAGATTTTGCTAATTGAGTTTCAGCTTGTGCTACTGGATTACCTAATCCACTATTAATAGATTCTTGAGTTATAGATACAGCTTTCATAGCTTTTTTTATTGTAAAAGTAGTTGACCCAGCTTTTAATCCTACTGTTCCGACTTCTTCACCTTCAGCTACATCTTCTGCATCTCCTATGTATTCCCAACTTGCTGTTGTTTTTGTATCCCCTGGAACACCTTGTAATGTTGTATCAACTTTTGCATATGGTGTTATTTTACAAAGTGCTTCTACTTTTGCACCTATTATTGGACCCATAACCTCTGGGTTTATAATATCTGCTAATTTTGTTGTTGCCATATATCCATCATCTCCTATTCATTCATTAATCTGTTGAATTCTTCTTTATTGTTGTTGTAAAATTCAACTCGTTTACTGTAAGGCATTTTCATTAAATCTGCCTTTGTTACTTCTCCAGCACCTCCACCAACTCGTGGATGATTGCCTGTTCCACCAGTATTGCCTGGAGCTGGATTTGATGTATCAAATAAATATCCATCGCTTTCCTTCAATGCAGTTAATTGCCCTTCTAAGCCTTCTAATTTACCTTCATTAAACTTAATATTGTCTAAATCAAGCAAAGCTTTTAGAGCCTTAGCATTCTTGCATTTGTTATCTTTTAATGTACTATCTAATGCATAGTTAAAATCCTTTTGAGCTGATTCTTTTTTTAGATTTTCTATTGTAGCTTCATGGTCTTGTATTGTCTTTTGTAAAGCTTCATTGTCTTTATTATTTTTCTTCAACTCTGTTATAGTTGTATTTGCTGTTTTTATTTGTTCATCTAAATCAGCCTTTTGACTTTTCAACTTTGTATATCTTTCATCTGCATTTTCTAAAGATGTAGTATATATTTTTTCTTCTTTCATCTTTGCAGTAATGTTATTTATTTGTTCATCTGTTAAGTTTTGTGTTTTTAATATTTCGTTAAAATTCATATTTCCTCCTATATTTACACTTTTTACAAGTCCGTTTCTTGAATATAGTTTTTAGTTTATTCTTTTACGTCTGTAAACTAAAAAAAGACATAAAAATAAGCCTTTACAGGCCAAAATATGTAAGTGCTAACCAAAGTGCTATCCACCATAGTCTATTACTTATTTTTTCTAATATTTTTATTAATTCTTTTATTGATTTATCATCCATAAAAATATTATCTCACAATCTTTTTATTTTCCCATTTCTTATAAGCATCAAAGTACATTTCTTTTTTATCTCCGTTGTATGTACATTCATAGTACATTCCGTCAAATAAAGTTGTACTTAGTAATGCTTTATTATTTTGTAAAACTTTACAGCACCAAACCATAAATACATCATCTTTTGTTATTTGCTTGTTGTCTGATTTATCTAAATGATTATTAGTGTACTTTACAATTTCATCTTTACACCAATCTAAAAATTGTTGTTCGTTCATATTTCCCTCCTTAACAATAATTTCTACATCTTATAAAATTCGGCTTTCTGTTTATTACTTGAGATTTCAACTTGAAAGCTTTTCTCCATTCTTGTTTGATTTCTTTGTTAGCTTTAGTTCTTATTTGATTATTTATAGAATTTACATCTAAAAACTCTGTAATTTGATTAATAAGTTTGTTAATTTCTCTAGCAAATTTTATCAAGCTATCTTGGACTTCTTCTCTATATCCTAATACAGTTAAGTATTCTTTTAGTTTTTCTTCACACAGTTCCATTATTTATACCTCCCAGGTTTCAAACCATTTATCTAGTTTTTTATTTTTCCCACCATTAGCCCAGTCTTTTAACTCTCTAGCTATATCTTCTAAATCATCTTCTATAACTGGTAATAGTGTACACCTACCTAATATGTGGTCTAAAGGTACTTTATTTTTATCAAATTTCTTTCCATTACGTTTTTTACATACATCACATACACTATCGTCTGTTCCACTTAACCATTCTATCTTTTCTACATATGGATTATGCTTAGCACTTTGCCTTGTTGCCTCTTGGTACGCATGATTTATATATGTATTTGCTAGTCTATAACTATTAAATTCAATCTTATTTTTACTCTTAGGATGAATAGTAAACTTTTCGTATTCCTTTAAATAATCTGGATTACAATAAACCTCTAAGTCTTTAGCTATCTCTTTACTACCTTTCCCACTAATAAAACCATCTGTAAGTATATCGTTTATTGTTTTTGCAGTCTTGTTGTGATTGCTCCAAAGTCTGTCAGAAAGTTTTATGTTATCTCCATACATTTTGCCTGTAATAACATTGTCTAAAACTTGCTTATTCACTTTAATAAACATATCTTCAAAGCTACTAGATAGAGGTTTGCATAAATCGCTGTAAAACTCTACTTGGCTTTGTGTATAGCCTTCTACGGTGTTTACAATAGCCTTTTCTATATCTTTATTAAGTCTTTTATTAAGCTTCTTATATTCCTTTTCTAGATACTTAGCAGTTTGTCTTAAATAGTCATATGTCATCGTATCTGGATTAACTAGAGCCAATCTTTTAATCAAATTATTTGCTACTCTCTTATATGCTTTTTTTATTTCTCTAGTCATCTCTTTTTCAGTTTTATTCTTTTGTTTAAAAAAATTATTCAACTGGATCACTCATTCCTGATATATAGCTTTCTTCTAGCATTTCTCGTTCTAGTGCTATTTGTCTTATTTCAGCATCGGCCACATCATCTGTAACACCTTGCCATTTTTTTATAAAAGTCTTTCTTGACATTGCTTGTGCATTTACTTGTTGTAAGTCTAATGTCTTTTCTTCATCTTCATCTTCTTGTAAAGGATAGTTATTTTCGACTGTAACAGTATAATCAAGCTGTGGCAATTTCTCTATGTTATATACTTCTGTAATCTCTAAGATAGCTCTTACTAACCACTCTAAAGCAGGTCGCCATGCCATCATCTTTTCTTCACATCTAGTAATAAGTTGCCAGTATAGCGCCTTCATAGTTTTGCCTGATGTCATCATGCCTTTTAGCTCGTCATTTGATAACATTGGAATATTTAACATCTCGTACATATCTGACTTGATACGTTTTAGAGAGTTTTCTATTTTATCTCCATATCCAAAGTCTGTTGGTATTGTACCTAGTGTAGCTTGTTTACCTTCTGCTGTAGGGTCTGTCGGTACATCCCAATAAGCTCCAGGCTTTAGCTTGAAGTTTTCCGATGCCTCTGGGTCTATGTCGACACCATAAATAATTCTATCCATACCTTTTCTAAGTGTGTCTACATCTTCTGAGGATAGTCTGTTGTATTGAATTTGATTATCTAGAAGCTCTTTTACATCACTTTCTCCAAATGGGTCTCCAGATAGTCCGTCATTTATTATGATATAGCAAGGAATACCGCTTAATTGTAAGTCTACATCCACATTTATAGGCTCTATTAATATGCCATTGCCATTATAGATGCCTTCATTTAAAATGCATCGTCCTTCTATCATTTCATACTTTTGTTTCCAAATACGTTGCTTATCTCTTTCAACTTCTTTGTTAGTTTGATAGAAGAATATTATCTTTTTAAGTTCGTTAGGATTTTCCTCGTCACTCTCGTAGATAAATTCCAAGCTAGGTAAAAACATTATCCTAATCTCTTTTGTATCTTGGTTAGCATATAATTTAATAGCAGCTCTTTTACCGATAAAGCAGTCTCTAGCACCTTTTACAAGTTTTTCTGAGAATAGATTATCTTTTAGTATCTTGCCTAAGTAAAGATTTATTTCTTCGGCTTTATCTTTGTCAACTTCTGTATCATTTTTAGGCTGAATGTATAACTCTGGAGTCTTACCGAATAAAAATCTAGATTCTTCTTTTATAAGCTTCTTGATGATATTTGTTCTTTTTTCTGTCTGTGTATAGTCTTTTTCTTCTGACTTGTCTATAAAGTTTTCTCGACCTTCATATATGTCATACAGTCTTAGTATATCGTTCATTTCTTGTAATACTGCCGAGCCATACAATCCAGTAAGTTCAGCAGTAACAAACTCTTGATAACTATTAAGCATCTTGTATCCTCCTTTCTATCTACTATTATTTATTCTTACTTTTCTATTTCCAACTACAGTAAAGAAATAATATCTCATTTGGTCCATACTGTGATCATATTCTTTAACTGGTTTATCTTCTCCAGCTTTACTTGAATCACTATCCCATGAATAAGATGCTATCTCTTTTAATGTTTCAACACAATCTTCATCAATTAAAAGTTTATCTTGTGCCATAAAGCTGGCTGTAAGTCTTATTCCATCTAGTACATCATTTTTAGCTTTTTGAACTCTGTATCCTCTTTTTCTTAATTCAGCAATAAAAGAAGCTGCAGAAGGGTCAACAATTATTCTTTTAACCTTATAATCACCTATAAACGTTTCTAAATCATCTGCATATTGTGCATCTGTCTTTTGTATTCCTTTATCTCGGCCACTGTAGTAATATTCATTAATTAATACATGTTTACCATCTGTAGTTTTACCCCATAAACCAAATACAGTTGCATTTTGAGTACCATAGTCGCATGATATGTAATATTCTTTGTATGAAAATTGAGTAGCATCTACAACATGCTTTTCTTTATCAAACATAGAATATATAATTCCTTCTGCAACTACCCATAAACCTAAAATATAACGTTTAAAGAATACTCCAGAATACATAGATTTATATCTATTTTTTATCTTCTCAGATAATGATAAATTGTCATCCATTGTAAAATGCAGATATAAAATATTCTTTTCTTCTTTTTTATCTATCCAATTAAGTTTAAACCAATGATATGGCCCATCGGGATTGCAGTTAACATTTATACCCCTGCTTTCGCAGTATTTCAAGGGATTAGACTATCTCTTCATCTTTCGCAAGATGTTAGGCACTTCCCATGCAAGAATTTCACTTGCACAGTACAGGTTTCATAACCATATCGTTTTTAGTAATAAAAAAACGACTTAGGCTGTTTACCTTAGTCGTTACACCTTCAAAGAGTTTTCGCTCTAAGCTTGGCACGGTATTGTCTTATTAAACATATTTCCAATCTGTAATAGGTTGTTTTGTTATAGGATGTTTGCCAGCCGATTTTCGTTTCCCGTTTATACATTCGCTTACTTTACAGCCATTATTTATACCGCAATATCTAGCTGCTTCCCTTAATGAATCAAAAGTCATATTCAATATATCAGAATGTACTTTTTTAGATTGATAAGCATTTGCACCCGCACGTTTCATACAAGATTCTAAAGAGTGCTTTCTCCCAGTTTGAGATTTGCTCATTTTTTCTTTTGTCTCATTTGATATATTATATTTTCTAATTATAGTATCATAATGTTTTGTATTTAATCCATTCTTACATGAATCGTACAATTTAATATAATATGCTTCTAATTCATTTAATTTGTTTTCTATGTAATCACGTTCACCTTCAATAGTTTCAATTATACTTTTATCAAAGCTATCGAATCCAAATTTACTTATTTCTTTATATATAGGACTATTTTCGTATTTTGATTTGTATTCATATTGTTTCATTCTACGTTCATAATCAATAGTTCTTCCTATATATATTTTCCCTCTCGGAGAAACTAACTTGTAAATATATCCCTTCATTTTTAACAACCTCCTTCTATGTATATCTATATTATAACATAAAAGGATTACAATTAAAACCCATTTAACTTAGATTTTCACCGTTAGCAATAGTTTTCACTATTACACCTCGCATTTACGAGTTCACCTAATTTTCAACTATATATCACTATATAGTGTGGCTTAATTCAACCAAAATTTACTGCCTTCAACTGAACAACGACCTGTTGCTTGATTTACAAAACTCTCAGGCATTAAAGCAACTTCATCAAAGAATACACCTGCAAGTGTAATCCCTTGTATTAAGTCCTGGGAACTCTCATCTTTACCACCGAATATATAAAAATAATTTGTTACATTCCCTTTTGTTACGATTAGTAAGTTATCAGCTCTTTTATCTTCTGTTTTATATCCTCTTGATTTCAACATTAGCTTCAGCCAGAATAAAACATTTCTCCTAAATGATCCTATTGTTTTACCACACATGCCAAAATTTTGACCGTTGAAGTTTTCCATAGCCCATAAAGAAAAGCTTAATGACATCGAAATAGTTTTACCACTTCTTATCGCTCCATCAGCTATAATTCCGTCTTTATCGTGTACAGGTGAAGCTGGTAGCCACCAAGTTAGTACTTTTTTTTGTTTTTTAGAGAAAGGACTAAATTTTATAACTGCTTTTTTAATACCTAAGTTTCTAGATGATTTCATTTTACTAACTTTATTTTTTAGATCTGAAATATGTTCCTTGATATTAATCATCGTTCCATACCTCGTCAACTTGTGCATTTAAAGCTTCTATAAATCCATCATCTTCAACTTCACCTTCATCGCCACCTTGTTTTAGCATAGCTAATTCAGTTTTTGTTATTTCTAAATCAAGTTTGTATCTATCTTTATCAGATAGCATATCTGTTCTATCAGATAGCCATTGTAATGCTTTCATTTTATCTTGTAATTTTATTTTAATGCCATCTTTACCTTGTGAAACTTCACTTATCAAACTGCCATCTACATTATTACTATCTTTTAAATCCACATAGTTAACTGTATATGGTCCAAACTCGCCCTCTCGTTCCTGTTTACCAAAAGTAATATAATCAGTTATGTCAGCGAAAGCTATATCTATATACTTTTGAAATATCCTTTTACTAAGAAGCTTAGAATTTATTTCTTGCTCTTCTAAGCATTCATTAGTTAACTTATCTATTTCTTTTTTTATGTCAACATTTGTCAGCAATCTTGAGCCACATCGTCTTGCAGTTTGATAATCACAATCATAAGCCTTTTGATAAGCTTTTGTAGCATTAAAATTTTCTATATAGTAAATACAAAAAAGCCTTTGTTTTTCAGTTAATTCATCACTTAAACTATTTTCTATTTTTTTTAGCTTTTTCGTATGAGTTTCCTTATTTTCTTTTATTACTTTTTTATTTGCAACGTTGCATTTATTTTTTTGGGACGTTGCACTTATTTCATTATCCCATTTATATCTATTTTTCCAGCTTCTTACAGTACTTTCAGATACATCAAGTTGCGTGGCAATATCTTTTAGCAAGATTTCTCCGTTATGTTGTTTATATATTTCAAATGCTTTATCCCTGTTTGGACTTCTTGCTCTGGACATTTATCACCACCTCATTATTTTCTAATTTATTTACTTCTATTTCTGTATTTATTTGAATCTTTATTTTTTCTAGTTTCTATTAATTCTTTTATTCGTCTGATATACTTTTCATCATTACTTACTCTAACATGACTAGTAAGAAGATATAAGTTTCTTGTTTTAGGTATCTTTTTTCGTATGCAATTATCTACTACAGTCTTAGCCATGTTAAATCCATAAATATGCGAATGTCCATCATCGAATGGTTTCTCTGTATTATATACAATATATCCTTTTCTTACTGCTAATATTATGTATCCTTTTCTTTCATACACTTTCTCACTCATTAGATCACTCTTTTCTCGCAAAATAAAAGGAGCCCTTTGTGGGCTCTTTTGCACTTAAAACTAATAAAATTGAGTATGAGTTAAATTACGATTAATTTATGCTACATGATAGTAGTTGCATTAATGTTTAGCAAGTTGCAGGATTCGAACCTACTCATCGGGGGAGATTTCCATTACTTGCATGTTGCTGGGATTTCTCCCAGCTATCCTGTCATAACTAAGTTGTATATATTCTTAATACTTAAGGAGGACACATGTTCTATGTGCCAAAAAAAACCAATGTTTTAAAAAACTGTAGCAATTATACTAGTCAAATAGGTTACCAGGCTATCTGACATTCAATAAGAGTTCGTAAAGAAACAACCTTATATATTTTCTATAATACAAATATACTATAGTTTTCCGTCTAAAAAAGGAACTTTTACGGAACTTTTTAGGAAACTTTACGGAACTTTTACGGAATTTATATAAGTGATTTTATTCTGTTTATAATATCGTTCCTCATAACTCTGCATTTTTTATCGCTGTAACCTATTTCTTCCCCTACATCTAACCAGCTTGGTGCTTTTTTTCTATTTGAAAAATATCTAAAACTAACTAATCTTTTTTCTTCTTCCTTTAATAGCTCCAATGCATTTTCTATTTTTCTAATCTGTCTCTCTTTTTTATGTATCTTATTTTCTATTTCTATTATCTGTCTCTCTTTTGCAAGTACTTCATTTTCAACTGTATTGCTTATGTTATTTGTTTGTCCTGTTCTTTCGTCAGCATAGCTAATAGCTTTGCATCCCTTGTAATCTATCTCTAAATATTCTAAATCTATTTTTAGACTGTTTAACTCTATTTTCATAGAGTTGTAATTATATAATTTTCCTTCTGCATCTGAAAATGTTTTATCTTTTTCTATTGTTTTACTAGCCATGCTCCCACACTCCTGTTATAATATTATTAAGGAATTTGTCGGAATGTGAAAGCATTCCTTTTTTTATGTCAATTATTTGTATTTTACATGCATAATTTACTTACTATCCATGCACCAATAACCACTTATTTCAAACTTAATTCGAATAAAAATGTATCGTACTCGTCTAATTCATAATCTGACATACTATCTAAATCCCTGTGCTTCATTTCAAATTCATCTTCTAACATTTCTATCCACTCTCTGTAAGTTAAATCATGATTAGCTTCTTTTTCGTAATCTTTTATTTTTTTGTCTAATATTTCTTTTGTAACTTTTATTTCTTTTGTGATTTTCATTATTCTTCCTCCAATTCCTTTTCAGCTAATTTAATTGCTTCCAATGTGCTATATCCCTTTTCTATGTATTTCTTAGCCAGTTCGACTAATTCTTTGTATCTTGCTAATATCAATTAATCGCCTCCTAAAAGAATGTAAGTTGTTCATAATCAACTTGTTTTATTTCTTCTTTTTCAAATTCTTCTGCTGGATCCTTCCAATAAATTCGACCACATGTATAGCAACATTGATTTGTATTGTCACAGTCTTTACAACATTGATTTTTACAAATTCTATTTAAATCAAGTTCTTCGTTGCTTTCTATTTGTTCCAGCAGCATTAACTCTTTTACCGAATCCATTCTCTCACAGCCTAAAGTTGTAAGATTTTCACATTCAAATTCCATTTTACAACTCCGTTATTTCTACTATTATTTCAGACTTCTCAGCAAACTGTTTCTTTGCTATCACTTCATGAATATATCTATCGTCTCTCCACGCTATTCCATTTAATCCGTCTAGTACTGCCTTGATACAATTATCAATGTCCTTTTTAGTTGGTCCTATTTTGTCATCTAGAGCCTTATTTCGTTGTTTCTTGCTATAACTTTTCGGTACTTTGAAATTGAATAATATTTCAACTCTTAATTTCTCACCTTCTAATCTAGGTCTGTTTCCATAAGCTAAGCTGCATGTTGTTTCAAAATTATGTGTTTTTCTAGGTGTATATACTTTTCCATTCTTTCCAAGTCTAGGTCTTTCTTTTGCTATTGGTTCTCCTGGAATAAGAAATCTAACTTTGTTTTTTTCTGTCATACTTACATTTCTTATAGCTTTATATGCTGTGTTATCTGTGTAACCTTCTCCATTTTTATTTAGCTGATATCTCTCCATTGTCTTCCCCCTTAAATTGTATTTTCCAAGTTTTTCTGTAAGGTTTCTTTTGTTTTGCTAATCTACCTACATTTTTGCTAGAGCTTTCTATATCGTATAAATCTGTAAAGTATCTTGCTAATGCATATTGACTTTGAAACTGTAATATTTCACCAGTTTTTATGTTTTCTGCTATAACTGGTTTTGCTTTATAATTTCTTAGCATTTGCTCCCCTCCTATTTTGCTGTTCTATATGGTGCTAACATTGTCACTAATTTATGTACTAATATTTCTTTGTCTTTTGTTATTTTCGCCTCACTGTTTATCGCTGGTCCTCTTTTTTCTTCTGCACGATATTCTTCTCTACAAGTATTACTACAAAATCTTTGATTTGCTCTATTACTTGTATATTCTTTGCCGCAATGCTCACATATTTTTTTATTAGCATTTTTTATGAAATTTATTTCCCATTCCTTTTTATATGGAACGTCTTGTCTTATAGCTGATGCTACAGCTCCAGCATATATTTTCTTGCCATATACACCTGTAAGATACTTCGCTACTGCATTTTGGCCTGTAAATTCTAATACTTCACCAGTTTTTATATTTTTCACTTCGATTATATTTTTTTCCATTACTATTCACCCCTTCTCTTTACTTTTTTTGTTTCTAGTGATTTCAAATAGACTTGCAACTCCTCAGGACTTAGTTTGTATTCTTTTACTTTGCTGCATTTTTTCTCACTTTCATAATTACCTTTTAACTTTATTTCTCCAGCTTGTAAGAAAAATACACCGCCGTTATTATGTCTTGGTTTTATTTTTTGAACTGTCACCTCGTCATGTTTTTTAGATATTTTCCTCAAGCATCCGCAACTCTTAGTTGTCCCACTTTTTAGATTGCCTTCTCTCACGACTGTTGTATTTCCACATTCACATTTGCATTTCCAGTATTTTATACTTCTTTCTATATGATCTAGTTCTAATACAACTAATTTTCCATATCTTTCTCCTGTTAGGTCCATTATTTTTTTGGGTTTAGTAAGTTGCATTTCGTTTATATATTTTTTTATTGTCCAATCACTTCTATTTAGCTCATTTGAGATAGCAAGTATTGAATAACCTTTGCTATGCAATCTTTTTATTTTTCTCTTTTCTATATCTGATAGTCTTTTTGCCATTTGATTACCCCCTTCTGAGGGACTAACAAGCCCCTGTAGTTACTTTATAGTTTTTATATGCTCCAATAAACGTCCTTGAACTTCTGCAATGGTTTTTATTTCCTCATAAGTGCTATTTTTCTTGCATTTTTCTAGTTCTAAAACAATTAGTAATTCTATTTCCTTTGGTGTTTTGCCATAAAATCCTAACTCTTTTATAAGTTTTATGGTTTTTTCGTTGTAATTTTTATACAGTTCCATCTCCGCACCCCCTATTTATTTCCTATAGGATAATACATTAATTCCTTTCCGCAGAACAGATAATATCTAGACCCTTTATCTCCATCTCGATTCTTATCCAGAATGACTTCAACTAATGTATAGCCTTTTTCTTTTTTATCTCTCATGCTTTCGATAAATTCTTCTAGTCTAGTGCCTTCATTAAAACCTGTTCTTTTCCATGCTTGTTCTAATTCCTTCTCTTCTGTAACTTCATGTATGTAAACCACTTGATTGCTATCTTGGTATATTGCCCTTGATTCTCTACAATAAGTTTCTCCATGCGGTCTATAATTTCCAGTACCTTTATCCGCTAACTGTGTTAGTTGTATTACTATCATGTTGAAATCTAATGTTATATTCTTTAATTCCCTCGACAATTCCGCTACCTGTCGTTCTCTAGAGACTTTTGTATCTGTTGGAGTTAATAGTTGTACATAATCTACTATCAGTACGTCTGGCTTATACATTCTTAGTGCCTTTTTAATTTGTGCTATCGTGCTTATACTATCGTCTATTCTCAACTTATCTGTATTCAAACTTTCCATAGTCTCTATTATTTTCTTGGTTTTGCCTGAGGATAACTCTCCACTACGATATTCTTGTCTTGTTATTCCCGCGTAACTTAGTAAAATTCTCTCAGCTACTTGCTCTTTACTCATTTCTCTACTAACTATTAGGACTTTTTTGCCCTGTTTTAACATATTAATAGCCATTCTTAAGCTCATAGCGCTTTTACCAACTCCACTTTTAGCTCCTATAGTAAGTAATTCTTTTTTAGCTAGGCCACCTTCTGTTAACTTGTCCACTATTTTTATTCCAGTTAATACACGTTCTATTTTTTCACCTAGCTTGTCAAACATATTTGATATTATAGAACTTAATGCATTATCTTCATCTACTTCTTTATTTACCTTTGTGCCAGTTTCAAAAGTGTTAATGCAAGTATTTATATTTCTCCCTGTTTGAATCCCTTCTATAAGGCTTTTAGCAAGTTCTATCGTGTCTCTTTTTTGTTTCATTTCTTTTATTTCACCAATATAAAACTCTATATTACTTGCTGTTGTAGCATATTGGTTCAAATTCGTTATATACATCATTTCAACTGTATTATCTATTTGTTCTATCTTATTTACTAAACTTATTAGATCAATCGGTGATTTTTCTTTATCCAGTAGCTTCATTGCTTTATAAATAACTCTGTTATATTCGAAATAAAAAGTTTCTTCCGATAAATCCTGTATTACTTCAAATAAGTTAGGTTCTAACAATACCATCCCGAGAACTATTCTTTCATATTCTAAATTGTATAAATAATTGTTCATAAATCCTCCTATTCCCCAGGTCCATTTATCAAGTCTAGCAAGTCTAATGATGATTCGATTTTTGTAGTTGGTTGAACTGATTCACTTGGTTGGTAGTTTTCATCTAAATAATCTATATAAGCTCCATTAAAAAATGTGCTTCCATGTTTTATATATTGCTTGTCTGTATTTTCTTTTTCTTTAGCATATCTTTTTACCGCTCTTTCTAATTCTTCTGCACTTATCTTTTCTTTTGTAAGTATTCTTTTAATGTACTTATATGCTTTAGCTTTATCTTTCTTATTAGGATATAATTTCCATATATTATCTATAACATCTAAAGAAATAACAGTATCAGTAGTATTTATACTGTTACTATTTATACTGTTACTATTTATACTGTTACTATTAGTGTCTTTGTTTTCGAGGTCTCGAATTTCGGTGTCTCGAGCTTCGGTGTCTCGAAATTGAAGACATCGAAGAATTTCTTGTCTATCTCTTTCATCCATTATGATTTCATATATATTTTTTGATTTTAAATTTCCGTTTTGAGTATTGGTTACCTTGATATATCCTGATTCCTTTAGCAGATCTAGATATTTTGTAAATCTGTTTTTACCTATATTCAGCTCTTTACACATTAAATCCCTACTTGGGTAACAAGTATATTTATTGCCTGCAAATGCAACTAGATAAGCATATATAGCCTTAGCTTCTATAGGCAATTTCTTATCTCTCATAACTAACTTAGGTAATATCCCATAACCTTCACTCAGAAAGTTATTCTTGCGATATCTAATTTCATTTTTACCTTCATCCATTCTGCTCGCCTCCTTTTATAAAATGTCAAATTTCGTATCTTTATAGTTATATTATACTATTTTTGTCTTACATTGTAAATACTTGTCTTGCAAAATAATATAATGATATTGCTTTATCTTACTTAAATATGTTAAAATGTAAATAAAAAATAAAGGTGGTGTGTTATGACAACTAAACAATTTACATTTAGAATGCCAAATGATTTAAGAGAAAAACTAGAGCAAATAGCAATTAAAGAAGATAGGACTTTATCAAATCTAATAATTAAAATTTTAAAAGATTATGTTAAAGTTAGCTCGGAGAAAGGAGAATAAACTCCTTTCTTTTTTTATTGCTCCCCTCCCTAGTTTCTCTATGCTGTTTTTTCTGCTGCTTTTTCATATCCATTACAAACTACATCGTACTCTTGTTTATTTAGGTCTTTTACTTCTTTGTTAAATTTTTTAAATACTTGTTGTTTAACTAGATCTTTATCTACTCCAGCTTTATTAGCTATTGCATATAATCTAGATAACTGCTTGTCCGATAATTTTCTAGCAGTGTTTGAGACTTCTATTTGACTATGTGATTGTGATTTGTTGTTATCTTCTTTGCCATGGATTGCATCGGCATCTTTACAGTCATCTAACAATAACAGAGACCCTAAAACATACTTCCTAGCATAACTTGATGTTGCTCCAGTAATCTGACTTGCTTGCATACCTTTTATGTTTTCTGATTCTCTTGCTAGTGCTTCTGTTTCTATAGTTTCGCCACTCTCTGCATCTATAAATCGTGCAGTGGCTTTTATGTAATATCTATCTCCGATAAGTTCTATTTTGTCTTGTAAAATAATTGTTGCTTGATATTTTACAAGTAGACTTTTTACTGCCTCTAGAATATCCTCACAGCTTCTATAGCTATACCCCCCAAATTTATTAAATTGAGACTTATTACATTTTAATTCCCCTTGTATAGCTAATAACTTTTGATATATATTTTGAGCCATCTTTATATCTCCTCCACATATTTCCATATTAATCTTTCGCCTGTTGGTAATTTTCCAGCCGATTTTAATTTCCCTTTGCAACATGCTGATATGTTTGACCTGTTAATATTATATTTTTTTTCAGCTTCTATTATATAATTGAAAGTTTCTCCAGTAGTGACACAAATTACTTGTTTTTTATGTGCTTCACTCATTTTCTTTTTAGTTTCTTCTGTTATTACATGTAATCCAGTTTCCCAAGCGTGCTGTTGATTCTCTTTTGCCGTTACCCATTCTAAATTTGATACTCTGTTATTAGTCTTATCTCCGTCGATGTGATTAACTTCCTTTTTCCCTTGTGGATTTGGTATAAATGTAGTTGTTACTAATCTATGTACATTTTTATTGTATTGCTTACCATTTTTATATAATTTAACATATAAATATCCATCTCTCTGTTTTCTTAGTCTAAGTTTTTTAGCTGCTCCAGTGCGTCTATAATTCAAGCTTCTAACTTGTCCCATGTTGCTTACTTCATAGTTTTCAAAGTCCTTAATTGGTTTCCATTGTTCTTGCATAATACTAAAACTCAACCTCCTTATTTCTCTCTAATTCTTCTATATTAAGTCGTAAAGCATATAATAAACTGCTTTCGTAACTATCATGTTTTCTATTTCCTATTTGTTTTAATATGTCTTTGTAATGCTCTTTAAATATATCTAGTGTCATAAATTTTCTATTTCTTAGAGCAAATTCAGCCCCTTCAATAAATCCTAGTCTGCCTTCTGGGTCAGTAGTATTTCTGTATAGTCTAACTAGGAATAATCTTTGTTCTAATGTCTTTATGTCAGATCCTTTAACTCCTTCTGATTTTAATTGAATTTTCATCTTCCGAGTTCCCCTTTGCTTATGTTATAATTAATTAAACGTTAATAAATGAACACTTATTATATGTCTTTTGTACCTCCCTAGTCACCATTAGAGAGGTACTTTTCTTTTTATTGATGTGTCATGTCATATTCTAGATCTATTCTGTCTCTTTCTATTTGTGCAAATTCTCTTGCTTCTTCTAATGTCATTTCTTCTTGTTCTTCTTTTAATCTTCTTACTTGTAGAATTGCTATAAATTCAGCAACTGTTATTTCTGGGTAAGTTTCACATATTTCATTTAAAACTTTTGGTGAACATGTCATAGTCATTTATATCACCTCCTTTATACCTTCAATGTAGTTGTCTAATAGGTCTGATATATCTCTTAGAATGTCTAGTGCATTATAAGATGCACTTGTAAATGTGATGTAGTGTACTTTTGTGTTGTCCTCATAGATTGATGTTGATATGATGTAGTAACTTTCACCTTTGTTAGTTTGTAAAGATAAGTTTATTTCAGCTTTAGCAAAATCTATATTTTCATTTATAAATTCAGCTTTAGCGAATAAACCTAAAGTTTTTACTCTAAACTCTTGATTTGTCATTTGTTTTCCCCCTTTTTATACCGCTTTCATATTCTCTAAACTTTTACATTCACCTAGTTCGTAAAACAGTTCTTCTTGGTTAAATAGCTTATTGCATACGTTATAAACTCTTTCTAAATTTTCTCTAGAAGGTGTTAACGGACTTTTTACAGTTATCTTAACCCCTCCATTTTGATATCGTTTTTCTTTCATATTGCACCCCCTAATAAAATATGATGTCTAAAATTTGTCCTATTCGTGGATGCTTCTCCACCAAGCTCCTAAAAAGAAACCTAAGTTAAATATGATTACTACTGCTATGTATTTTGCTAACATATATGCCTCCTATCTCGAATAATCTACTACTGTGTTATTGCCTTGTTTTCTAAGTAGTGCAAACTTGTTTTGTAACACGTGAAACATTTTAATTTCTGCTTGATATGGAGTTATTATGCTCCATTCTTCTTTAAAACCTCTAGCTCTTAATATGTCTGATACTGCTTCTACTTCTCTTTTGAAGAAATGTTCTGTTCCTGTGTATATCGCCATATTTAGTTACCCCCTAAATTAATACTTCTTATTTACTTTTTTCGTTTTCTTCTAGTAATTTTTCAAGATCTTTTTCTTTCAGAAGTTTTTCAATGATTTTTATTTCACCTTTACCAGTTACTCTTGTTGTTCTAAATGTGAATGTTCCTCTTGCTGTTTTCTTAGTACCTTCTGATACTTCTAAATAACCTCTTTCAACTGCATATTGAGTAGCTTCTGTTGAGTTTTTACATACCCAGCCCCAACTTCTCAGTCTTTCATATAATCTTCTTTCTCCTATAAGTATCTTGCTATTTGATTTTGAGATTGCTTTAGCAGTTTCTCTAACTAATTTTGTGTTTTGTGATATAGATATTTGAGTTATCACTCTGTCTTTTTCTGCAATTTCTTTTTTAGCATCTTCCAGTAATTTGTTTTTATTGTCTATTGTCTTTTGCGCTACTATTAAAGCTTTAGCCATTATTGTTTCATCATCTTCGTCTTCATCGTGTGGTATGTAGCCACCAGTTTTTCTAATTTGTTTTAATATTTCTTTTACTTTCTTTTTGAATTGTTTTGCTATTGGTTTTCTACTTTGCATTAATACCTCGTAAAGTCCATCTTCTGTTAAAAATAAGGCAGTATAACTATTAGTTAGAGTGCTTAATTGATGTCTTGCGACTTCTGCATCGTCTAAATCAGCATCTTTAACCATTTTGCTAGGATTGCTATGTTCTATCCAATTCGCTACATCTTTAGCTAAAAACAATGGATTTTCTTCTGTTCCATAAATTTTAAAATCTTGTCCCAAAACTTCTTGATTATAAATTACTTGTAATTCTTCCATGTTTAAATCCTCCTTAGTTAAAGTCAAAACATTGTTGTTCTTGTTGATTTTCTAAAATTGTTTTATAGCCATTTTTTCTTAAAATGTCATGGATAAACTTTTTACCAGCTTGAGTCCATCTTGTCTGTGGTTTAGCATTTGGTATATCTGGTTGATACGGTCCTGTATATCCTTTACCTTGATACTTAGCATATAAAAGCCATTGTCCGTTTTGCTTATATTGAACTCCTAGATCATGTAATAATGCATTTAATGCTTTACCAGCCATTCCAAAATCTTTAGCTATTTGAGTTGGAGTTAATAGTGTTTTTTTATCTTCTAAAACTCTTTCTGCATATTCTGCATGTGGTTTTAATTCATTTATTGCATCTGATTGTTTTTCTATGGCGTCTATTAGAGGTTTAGTTATAACTCCCTCATATTCTTTTAAAGCTAAAATTCTTTCCATATCGTCACCATTTAAAATTTTCAACTGTAACATCTGTTTTTCTGATATTTGCATTGTTTGCTGATTAAATAATTTATCCATTATATCCTGTCTTAATTGTTCGGCTATTTTAGATTCTGTCAATATCATTCCAATTACTACTACTGCCTTTATTGGATATAGTCTAACTTGAGATGTATACTTTGAAATATTAAGGGTACAAGTTAACTCCTTGTTACCTTTTAATTCTTTTAATTCTTTATCTCTTAAAACTTTATATCCATATCGGCTTAATTCTTCTGCATATTTGTTTCCATATTCCATTATGCAGCCGTTTCCTACTTGATAAAAACTAGCTACCATACTTTCAGTCATGTAGTCCATTATTTTTCCATATCTTTCAAGTAGTTCTACTAAATTAATAGTTCCGTGTGTTTCAGATTCCATGACATAATTTCTGTCGTTTTGATTTCCTACTAAGTTAAGTTTCATGTTCAATCTCCCTTTCTAATATAATTTGTTGAATTAAATTAATCCATCTACTCATTTGTAGAATTTAATTCATCTGATTTACTAAAAAAAATATCTTCTATTGTTACTCCAAATATATCGGCTAATTTCTTAGCTTTGTCTAGTGGAGGTTTAGCTATTCCTAATTCATAACAAGAAAATGCTTGTCTTGTTACTCCTATTTTTTCAGCTAAGTCTCTTTGTCTATAATTGCCCTCTGTTCTGTATTCTCTTAGCTTATTCATCAAATCACCTCCAATCGAATTTAATTAGTTTTTTTAATTATTAAGCAAATCTTATTGACTTGTTATACTTACATTATAGCAAATTAAATTAGCCTGTCAAGTGTTTTGACTAAAATTTTTCGATTTTATTTCAAAAAGGCGAGGAAAATTTGCATAAATAGAGAATATATAAGTATAATTAACTTATAACATATTTATAGATAAAGTGCATTTTAATGGAGGATAGGAAAAACATGTTAGCAAGAAGATTAAGAGAACTGAGAGAGGAAAATAATTATACACAACAAGAAATCGCTAGTAAAATAGGTTTAACAAAAGGAGCATACGGTTGCTACGAAAGAGGCATAAGCGTACCAGATGCCCATACGCTTTTACAATTAGCAGATATATTTGACGTTACCACAGATTATCTGCTAGGGCGTGTAGATAATAAAAAACCGTTAGAAGATATGTCAGGAAAAGAACATGATGCTATTAAATTAGCAGAACAATTAACAGATGAACAACTTGAATTAATAACTAAAATGGCATTTGGACTAATAAAAAAAGACTAGGAAATCCCTAGTCTTTTGTTTTATTTAATTCTTCTTTAGCTAGCTTTATAACTTCATTTAAATGTTTGTGATCTAATTTGTGATTTTTTATTGCATTTATTAATTTTTCTTTCATATTCCAGATTATTCCCCCCTTAAATCATAGAACATATGTTCTAATTAATCGTTTACATATATTATATACTATTTTTCAGATATATAGTATATGTAAATTACAAAATATTTTGTATAGTCTTATTATACTATCTAATAAGACCTTTTTGGAATATTTTAGTAAAATTTCCACATATGTAGACGGAAATTTATGCTTACTTCCAATAAGAACTAAATAAATCTGTTATTTTACAATCTAAAGCCTTGGCTATATCTTCTAGCTGGAATATGTTCACCTTCCTTTTTTCGGTTTCATAGTTATTAAGCGCTGATTTACTAATATTGGTTTTTCTTGCTAATTTTTCTAATGAATATCTCTTTTTTATTCTTTGTTGGTAAATTAGTATCTTCATACTATCATTTTGTAGTATAATATCTATTTTATACTAGAAAATAGTGTAAATTAAATTGGTATATGCTACAATTTAAGAAAAAATGAAAACTAAAGAGGGGGATAATTATGGGATTATTTAAATCTAAAAAAGATAAATCTAATGAAAGACAAGTTATAACTTCTAAAAAAGTTTATAATTTAAAATCAAACGGTAAATATGAGATTGTTTTAGAAGGGAAATTTATTTCTATTACCGCTAAAGGAATTATGAATTCGATAAATAAAGGATTTACAGGTACAAAGAAAATCTGCTTAGACAATGTAACAGGAGTACAATATAAAAAACCTGGTTTAACTACTGGATATCTGCAAATAATATTAATGGGTAGCCAAGAGGCTAAAGGCGGAGTTTTTAATGCGGTACAAGATGAAAATACTATTTCTTTCGCTAAAAAAGATAATGAACAAATATTAGAAATTAAAGGATATATAGAGAACTATATAGAAAATAAAAATAACTATAGAAGTCAAAATACATCAAGTGATGCAGATGAATTAATGAAATTCAAAAAACTTCTAGATATGGGTGCTATAACTGAAGAAGAATATGAAAATAAAAAAGAACAAATATTAAAATTATAGATAAACATCAGGGCAGTTTTACCAGCTGCTCTTTTTTTAAGGAGGAAATAAGATGTATGCAATGTATTTGAGAAAATCAAGGGCTGATGACAAGGATATTCCATTAGAAAAGGTCCTAAAAAATCATTACAATATGCTAACGGAATTAGCTGACAAGTTAAAAATACAGATAGAAGAAGAAAATGTATTTCGAGAAATAGAAACTGGAGATAGTATTTCTATCCGTCCAAAGATGCAGGACCTACTAGAAAAAGTATCAGAGGGATTATATGAAGGTGTTTTTTGCACTGAATTATCAAGGTTATGTAGAGGTAGTAAGATAGACCAGGAAATTGTATCTAGTACCTTTACTGCTGCGGAATGTAAAATAATTACACCAAGTAAGACTTATGACCTTGCAAATAATGAGTTTGATGAAGAAATGGTTGACTTCGGACTGTTCATGTCTAGGAGAGAGTATAAAACTATTACTAAACGTATGCAACGAGGTAGAGAACAATCTGTAAAACAAGGTAAATACATAGGTTCTATTCTTCCTTATGGCTATAATAAAGAGAAATTAGAAGGAGAAAATGGCTTTAGGTTAGTTATAAACGAAGAAGAAGCACATATAGTCAGATTAATATTTAAATGGTTTTTAGAAGATAATGCTGGAGCTAGTATAATAGCGAAAAGGCTTAATCAAGGAGGCTATCCTACTAGAAGTGGTCGTGTATGGAGTTACAGCTCAGTAAAAAATATATTAACAAGCAATGTAGTAGCTGGATATCTCAAACATGGAGAAAGAAAATATAAGAAATATATAGATACAAAAGGTAATGTAAAAAAATCTAGACCAGTAAATAAAGATGCTGAATATTATAAAGGACTGCATGAAGCAATTATACCTTTGCACGAATTTGAGAAGGTACAAGATATATTAAATTCTAGAAAGCAGCATAAATCTAACTTTGATTTGCCACTTAGTAATCCACTTGCTGGGCTAATAAAATGTAGTGAATGTGGAAGGGTCCTGATAAAAAGACCATGCCCACAAGGTAACTTTTTATATTGCCCTACTACTGGATGTAAAAACATGGGTTCTTATCTAAATAGAGTTGAAGAACATATTTTACAGGCGTTATCAAATACATTATCTGATTATGAATATTATGTAGATAATTATGAGCAAGAAACAATAAAAGAAAAAAGAAATGTAGACAATGATCTAAAAAGAATTGAAAAAGAAATTGAAAAACTAAATAAGCAATTTGAAAAATGCTGTACATTCTTAGAACAAGATGTATATACTATAGAAGTTTTTAAAGATAGGACCAGTAAAATAAAAGATAAGATTAGAATACTAGAAGAAAATAAAAAAGTATTAGAAAAAGAATTTGGTAGCGATAAAGTTATAAAAATAAAAAAACTAATACCTAAATTAGAAAATGTATTAAAAAATTATAATACTCTTAGTATAGAAGGGAAAAACGAATTGCTAAAAAGTATTATAAAAGAAATAACTTATACTAAAAAGAAAAAAAGTAAAAAAGGCAGCAATGAGGATTACTTTGAGTTAGAAATAACACTAAATATATAATTATTATGTATAGCATTGATGTGCATATGAATTAGCTCGTTAATGCTATACATAAAATAAGCTAGAGAATATAATTTCCCTAGCCTTTTTTACGTGTTATTTCCTTACATCATTATTAATATAGCACTTGCTACTCCAATTCCTAGATATGCAATGCGCCCTGTTATTTCCAGCATTAATTTTTTCATAGTCATTACCTCCTTTGTTAGAGTATCGACTGCATCTGGAATATTTATACATATTATCTAAATGTTATCGGTCGCTATCGGTCGCTATCGGTCGCTATCGGTCGCGTCCGATAATTATTTTTCAAATACTTCTACATATTTTGGTGATGCTGTTATATAAACTCCTGATTTTAGTTTATACATATCTGTTCCAGTTCTTTTAACTTTTTCTGTAATTGTATAAGCTCCACCAGCAGTAACTTTACCTATTACATTAGCAGCATCAAAATCTGGTTTGCTATGTATGTTTATATCTTGTAATATTCTAACATACTTAGTTTTATTAGCTCCTTGCTTTTCTGCTATATAAGTTACTCTGAAATATTCACATACTGCTTTTGCTACTGCTTCAGCACATTTTTCTTGATGTTTTTTATCAAGCATAAGTTTTGCTTCATTCCAATAATCCATAAAACCATACTCAATTAATATTGCTGGCATTGTTGTTTGTCTAAGTATAGCTAATGTAAATCCACTCATATCTACATCTTTCATAAGTCCGTAGCTATATTCATAATCTATGTCCTTTTCAAGATGCTTAACTGCTAAATTACCTAATTTAATAGAGTTAGAAGAAGAATTTTTAGTATGCATAACTAATAACCCTTTAACTCGACTTTGCCATTTAGCACAGCTACCAATAGCATTATAATGATTTGAAATTAATATATCAGCACCATATTTATTAGCCTTCTTTGCTCTAGTTGATAGAGGTATATCTGTTTTACCTGTCATATCTGCTGTAAACATTGTATCTATACCACATCTCTTTAGTGTAACTGATAGGTATTCACTTACACCTCTGTTCCATTCATTTTCTTTTATGATCTTTCCTTTTTTTCTAACTAATTCATCATCTATATATAAATCTTTACTCATTGGTACTGATTGTTTACCTTCTGTATGCATACCATGTCCTGCATCTATAGCTACTAAATATTTTTTACTCATAATAGCACTTCCTTTCTAAAAATAAAAGATGCTCAAAAAATCGACCTTCTTATCGACCTTCTAAGCACCCTATGGTTATCTTATAAAGCATTTATACCTATTTTTCTATCAAGTTCTTAAAAGCTTGGTGCAATCCAGTCGAAGCAAGTCCTGAAAATAATCCACCAAGTATAACTTCTGGACTTACATATCCAGCTATCCATATGTTTAAAGCACACCCTAAAAGTGCCATGATGCAAGGTATGTATTTATTATCTATAAAACTAAAACTTGTTTTTATAACATATCCTACACATACACAAATACCTACTACTACTAAAACTAAATAGCTACCTAATAAATTTAAATCAAACATAACTACCTCCTATTAATTAAATAAATTATTTTGTATTGCATAAAAGAAAAAACTAACTAGAGCTGTTATAATTGCATAAGTTAGTTTATTTAAGTTGCTTGCTAATTTGTCTATAGTATTGCATAGATTTTCTATTTTTACTGCCATTTCAGACTGTGTATTTTCTAGTTTGTCTATTCTTTCAGAATGTCTTTGCAGCCTTTCATC